ATCAAGAATAAATACTAATTAGTTTATAACACATCACCATCACCAAGCCCGGGGAAACCCTCTAAGCTTATCTAACGAATGGCACTCTTGTTTACCGTCGCAGTACCCGCGACACGACCTGGGGTGCGCCTTCGCGCACCCCAGGAAAAGTGAATTGTTAAGCATCATAAGATAGCAAGCCGCTCACGCTTACTAAATGGCACATACGACTATAACTTGCCAAAGTTACAGAAGTCGGTCTACCACTTACTCCAATCAACTGGATCCCATACAAACCCCTCCGGTGTTTCATAAAATTTCGACCCCAAAATTACTCGACCCCCAGGTGACACCCCTTCAATGGACGCAAATTCCTGTTTCGCGCGCATCTTAGCTTCCCAATCCCGGAACCAAAAATCAACGGTGACTCCAACTTCATGTAGTTGCCAAATGAAGTTATCAACTGCCTCTCTTCCATGATGGGCCATCATTTCCACTGAATCCATTATCTTCTGCTTCAAGATCCCAGCATCATTCGCATTGGCTTTTCGCTGCCACATCACTTGCCTATGAATCACTTTCAAAGGCAACGGTGACGCCACGAAACCATCGCGCTGAATGAAGGGACTCTTAAGAAACGTCAATGTCTCAATGTCATCCCATCTCACCATGGATTTATCCTTGTCTGCCGCTGTCACTCGCATTCCCACGAGATCTGCCACCGCTTTGACCTCAATCCGATTAAACCACTCGAGACAATCGTCCGTCACTCCCAAAATAACATCATCACCGTAGGTTAACATGCGCACCTCAGTATCCCAATGATCCATCGTTACAGTCTTCCCTGCCGTGCCCCTGCACAACAGGTAAGCACTGTACACGAACCACACATTGGTAATTGAATTGAACAAGTCAGTCAACGGATTCCCAGATTTATTTCCCTGCATAGTTTCCACTAAATACCGACCAACCAACATCTTCGAATCCCTGAGACTAGCTATAAGAGCATGCCTCTGTTTCTTTCCGACCTCACCATAAAAATGGTCGGAAACTTGCAAAAAGAAATCGATCGCTTGCTGACACACGCTACCATCATAGTCCGAGTAATCAAGATCGAATCCTTTTCCGCCTCTACTTTTCAATTCCTCATAGTAGAGACCCCACACGGCTTCTTTATCCGCTCCTATGCCGTGATGGAGCGCAAACCCAGCCCTAGTTTTCATGACATCACTCATGTGCCCAAAATATTTCCTCATCAGAATGGTAAAATCAATTCCCGGTTGTACAAATGCCCTCGTTTTTGCTATGTCTACTTTCTTCCTGGTCAACAACTCGTCTTTCAACGTCGCAGTCCACACCGTCAATGGTTCCCTACCTTCAGCTAAGTCCTTCTCCATATCCTCCAAATGCGCAAGCAACGGTTTTCCCCACACTGGGATAACTCGCTCTCTAGCCACATCAGAATATGTCAAAATCTGCTGTTCCTGGACGCCATCAACGACTTCGCCCTCGCGCACATCAAAGATTTCATGTTTACCATCCGCATACCACTCCGACACGTACCCAGTCGACGTTGACAATACAATAGGAC